CCTCGTCCTGCAGGTCTCGCCGTGTTTGGGTCTTCTTTATTTACAGGTTTTATAAGTAAATCTGGTGGTGGATTTTCCATTAAACATCCAATATTAGGGCATGATTATAGATTAATTCATAGTTTCGTTGAGGCTCCGAGAGCAGATAATATATATAGAGGAAAAGCAAAATTAATTAATGGGACAATAGATGTAAATATTGATAAAGAAAATAATATGACAGAAGGCACATTTATAGCATTAAATACTAATTTTAATATATATGTAAATAATAATGATGAAAATAGTTGGGATATGGTAAAAGCTAAATTAAATGGTAATATATTGACAATATATAGTAATAATCCAGAATGTAATGCTGTTATTGATTATTTAGTTATTGGAGAAAGGCAAGATGAATTTATGAAAAGTGATAAAAATGATGCTACTGATTGTTGTGGTAAAATTATAGTTGAAAGACCATCAACTAAAACAGAAATTAATAGTGGTGTAGATAAAGATAATGAAGGAAGTAATAATTGGAAAGATTACTATAAAGAAAATTGTGAATGTATAGACCCATATAAATGTTATGACTTACATTAAAAAAAATATTACTAATATATAATGAGTGAAACTATAATTTTGATAACTGTTATAGCATCTGCTTTATTAAATCCTGTTCTTACCTATTTAGTAAATTCAAGATGTAGTAAAATTAAATGTTGTTGTATAGAATGTGACAGAGAAGTATTAAATGAATTAAATAATTTATCTAATAATCGCACAGAAGGCAAATAACATAAAATTTTTTGATAAAAAATTTTTTATAAAAGTTTATTATAATTTAGACCAATCAATTCGTTTCCCTTCATTTTTTATTTTTAATGCTTTTTTTAGTTGTTTTTGAGTAAATTCTGATGCTAATGATGTAGTTTTATTATTTATTTTTTTTGTAGGTCTGCAAATAGTTTTATTTTTTCCTTGATTTTTATCTTTATTACCACAAACAGGTGCATCTTTTAATTTTGTTTTTCCTAATGCTACACCTGTTAAGTTTTTCCAATTTTCTTTTAACCAATTATTTAATTTTGATTTTTTATCAGAAATTACTTTTCCACCTAGTTCTTCATATGTTTGCATTATGAACATAGATTTATATGCACTATTTCTTTTATATTTTTCATCTGCTAATTTTTTTGCTTTTTCATAAATTTTTTTACTTAAAAATTTATCATTCATTTTATTATTATAATAATTTAAAATATTTTAATTAAATATATTATGTATAAAAATAAATCAAGTAATAAATCAGAAAAAAAAGATAAGAAAATTATATTAGAAAAATCTAATAAAAAAGATAAGAGATTTAAAGTAATAATGAAAGGTTTTGATAATATGAAAACGCATTCTCACTCATTCGGTGCAAAAGATGGTAAGACATATATTGATTCAAGGACTGATAAAGAAAAAAAAGCATGGTTTGCAAGACATAAAGATGATAAAAATTTTAATAATAAACATTCAGGAATATTTTATTCTAAAAATTTACTTTGGGGCGAACATAAAAATTTAAAAAAAAATATTAAAGATTTAGAAAAAAAATTAAATGTTAAAATAATTGATAAAACTTAAACAAGATTAGCATATGGATTAGCTGGTTTTGCTGCTTCTTTTGCTTCAGCTTCTTGTTGTTTTTTATTTTGAATTTCTTTCATAATTTGTGCTTTTTGTTCAGCGTTTTGTTTTTTTAATTCGGCTAATTCATTTATCACATCTTTAACATTATCTTTATTTTGTAATTTCTTTTCTTCTTCCTTTTTCTTTTTTTGTGCTTCTCTACGGAGACGATTATCTTCTACAAACTTCTTTCGTGCAGCAATTTGTTTTTCTGTTGCAGGTTTAGTTTGACGTTTATCAATATTGCCTTTCTTCGTGCCTCTTATCTTTTTTCCTGATACAGTTTCTAATTCTAAAATTTTCTCCTGTAGCTCAAGCATTTTAAGATCTTTTTTAGATAATTTCTCTTTTTTTGGCTTATTAATAATTACCTGTTCAATATCTCCATCATCATCGCTCTGTATTTCATCATTTTTATTTACATATTCAACAATTGGTTTTTTTTTCGGGCGACCTTTACCTTTTTTTTGTTTTACTATTACCTGCTGTGGAGGCATTGCTGGGACTAGATCCTCGGCATATAATATAATCGGTTTTTGAATATTTTGTTTTTTAGTAGATCTAGATTTCTTGATTATAATCTCTTGACCACAGTCAGTCATAATTTTATGATGTACTGTTGGTTTTTTTTTTGTTTCAACCGGTTCATTTTCTTCAATACTTTCATCATCGGTTTCATCAATTACTTCTTCATTTATTAACGGCATTTTATATAAATATAACAGAGAAAATAATTTTTAAAATAAAATGTATTTTTTATTATTATAAATAAATTTAAAAAAAACCTATTTAAAGAAAAAATTGTATATAATATTAAAAAGATATGACCGGAAAAGGACATATATACATGATTTGGACCCCATTAGACAATAGTTTTTGCTATATTGGCTCTACTTTTAACAGATTACATAAAAGATTTGAAGGACATAAATATGATTATAAAAATAATTATGGTGAATGTACAATTCATAAATATTTTGATAAATATGGAGTAGATAATTTTAAAATAGATTTAATTAAATCTTATAATGTAATAAGAACTCATCAAAAAGACCATAAACATTTATATGTATATGAGACATTATGGATTAATAAAACAAAAAATTGTATAAACAAAAATATTCCTTTTAGTCCTATGAAATATTTAAATAGAAAAAATTATTATCAAAAAAATAAAGAAAAAATTAAAGATTATTATCAAGAAAATAAAGAAAAAATTAAAGATTATAGAGAAAAAAATAGAGATAAAATAAGAAAACATCAAGATGAAAAATTTAATTGTGAATGCGGAGGCAAATATACTAAATGTCATAAAGCTAGACATGAAAAATCAAAAAAACATCAAAACTACATAAATAATTTAGAAAAAAAAATATAAAAATAAAAAAATTAAATTATAAATTAAAATATATAAAAAAAAAATATTATATTATAATAGATACAATTAGTATAAGTATCTCATTGCATATATCCATATTATCGTAAAAATCTATGAGCAACACACAGTGACCTGCGAGTTAAGAGCGTATATAGATGATAATATGATGTCCTCCTCCAGAGCCAGTCATTGTTGGATAAAACATTTATATATTATATATCTTCTATTAATTCATTTATTATATATATATCATTTATTAAATATAATAAGAATTTTTTTTTTCATTTATTTTTCTTAAAATAATAATAAAATTATGAAGTGGTGGGTGTGGCGGAATTATTTTGTGTTCTAAACTTGATTGCAATTGAAATTAAAATTTTTTTTTTTCAAAACAAAAAAAATAAAATTTTTTTTCTCGTTTTTTTGAAATGGCAACTATTTACACGCCATCATAATAATAATTATAAATATATAACAAAATAGCTGTTTTTAGTAGGTAAAAACTAGTAAAAATTAAAAAAAATTAAAATTTATTAAAATTTAAAGTGGCTACTTTTTAAATAAATGGCAGAATTAGATCAAGAAGTGGTGGGTATTTAATTGTAAATCGGGAAAAGTGGCTACTTTTTAAAATATATATTGCGTTATATATATTTTATTTTAAGAAATAGTATTTAAAGAAATATTATTATATAATATATATATAATAAAATGTGCAGTTCAACGGTCTCGACAATCTCGCAAACTATTAATGACAATCCTATTATAAAATTTACAGAAAAAATTAATTGTAGTAAAGCATTAAAAGTAGCTAAATTATCAAATTCAGAATTAAAAGAATTATTTTGGGAAAAAGATGAAATTAATAAAGCAGATAATGATAAATGGAGCTGGACTTCTTATTTAACTAGTATAAGAAGATTTTTAAAACAAGCTATTAATAAAAAAGGTATTCTTGAACATACTTATAAATATGGTAAAACTAATTATGACGGACGACTATATGTCAATGGTTTTGGAATTCAATCATTACAAAATAAAATAAGAAATTATATATGCAATGATTTTTATAATGAATTAGATATTAAAAATTGTCATCCATCATTACTAGTTTATTTATGCGAAGAAAATGATATATATTGCGATACTTTTAAAAATTATGTTTTAAATAGAGATGAATTATTAGAAAAACATAATTTAACTAAATTTGATATTTTAAAAGCATTAAATACAGATATTAATAAAAAAAAGAAAAATAATGATTTTTATAATTTATTAATTACTGAATTAGAAAGTATTAAAAAATCATTAAAAGAAAAAATAAAATTACCTATTACTAATAATAAAAATAACCCATTAAGTAGTTCTATTAATAAATTATTATTAAGACACGAAGGATTAATTATTCAAGAAATTATTAAAAAAATTGGTATTAAAAATATAGGCTTCCCATTATTTGATGCTGTATATTATAATAAAAAATATTCACTAGATCTTAATGAAATTAATAATTTAGAATTTATAAAAAAATATAAATATATTAAATTTGATATTAAAGATACTATTGAAGCAATAAAAGATTTTGAATTACCGGAAGATTTTGATGAAACAAAAAAAGATTATAAATATGTTAAAGAAGAATTTGAAAAATATCATTTTCAGACATTAAATCCTCCGTGTTTTTGGAAACAAATCACAAATTCAGATGGCACTAAAAAATATATTCAATATTCAACAAAAGATTTTCAATTAGCCTGTAAAGAATATGAAATTGAAGAAATAAATGATGCAGGAAAAGTTGTTTATAGGTCTATTTTTGAAAATTGGATTAAAGATAAAACAAGAAGAAAATACGAAACTATAGATTTTATGCCTTATGGTAAAACTGATAAATCGCCTGATTATGTTTTTAATACTTTTGAAGGTTTTGAAGTTAATAAAGATAAAAATTTAGATACAGAAGAAGATGAATTTGAAGATGCAAATATAGATAATTTTATGGAATATATCAGCAATTTAGTTGGAGAACAAGAATTATATAATAATAATATAGAATGTCCTAAAACAAAATATTTTATAAAATATATAGCTCATATGTTTCAATATCCAGAAAAACAAACAAGAAAAATTATATGTTTAAAAGGTTGGACAGGCACAGGTAAAGATACATTATTAAAATTAATTCGAGCAATTATGGGTAGTAAATATTGCGATTTAACAAGTGATGCTTATGATTTATTTAAAGATTTTAATGATATTTTAGACAGTAAAATAGCAATATTTTTAAATGAAATGGAAGGTAAAGATGGAATTAAAATTCAAGAAAAATTAAAAGATTTAGCAACAAGAGATTATAATAAAGTAAATTCTAAACACGAGAAAAAAATTCAACAAAGAAATTTTATAAGATTATTCGTATTAAGTAATAACGATGCCCCTGTAAATATTCAAATACACGATAGGCGATATGTAGTATTTAATTCAGGTTATGGTCTAGTTATTAATCAATCAGATAAAGAAAAATCAGATTATGCATTAAAATTTTGGACTAAATTTAATGACGATTTAAAAAATAAAAAATGGTTAGAAAAGGTCTATGACCAATTAATGGAATTAGATCTATCTGATTACTGTCCAGATAAAGATGCACCTAAAACTGAAGAATATAAATTAATGAAAGAAAAAAATCAATGTAATTTATATCCATTTATTTGTGAATTATATGAAAATCAAAATTTAGATGATTTTTATAAAGATAAAAGGACTGAAAAATATTATATCCAATTCAAAGATTTTAAACAAAAATATTTTGAATTTTTAGACAGTAATAATTTAAGACCCGATTATAAAATAAAGGATACATGGATAAAGCAAAAATTATCAACATGTAATAACACATTTAATGCATCAGTTAGAAAGCAATTTTTAATAGACGGACAAAAAATTAGAAAAGAATTCGCAGAATTCGATTTAAAAAATATGGTTCAATTTATAAATGACTTCCTAATCCAAAAAGATAATGATGATAATGATGATGTTATAGATATTGAAAAATGCAGTTCCTGTAAAATTTTAGATTGATTAAGTAATATAAATAATATATATAATATAAAATATAAAAAAGCATTTAAAGATAAGATAAGATATTATATCATATTATAAGATGCCTAAAATTCCAACAGATTATTCAAAAACAATAATGTATAAAATTGTTTGTAAAGATTTAAATATTAAAGATTGTTATGTAGGACATACTGTAAATTATATAAAAAGAAAATCATCACATAAAACATCTTGTAATAATCAAAATTATAAAGAATATAATTATAATGTTTATAAATTTATTAGAGAAAATGGAGGATGGCAAAATTGGGATATAATAGAAATAAAAAAATATCCTTGTAATGATAAACGAGAAGCAGAAGCAGAAGAAAGACGATTATATGAAGAATTAAATGCTAATTTAAATAATAATAGACCATGTATTACAGAAAATGAAAAAAAAAAACAAATAAAAGA